CAGGGTACCTGGTCGAGCTCGCGCTCATGGCCACGGGCGACATCTGCCCTGCCCTGAACCAGGAGCCTGCAGATGAATGAGCAGGTGCTGGCGCTTGACCTGGGCACCACCACTGGCTGGGCCTGCAGACCCATGGACGGCATCATCGTCCACGGCTGGGCCAGCTTTAAGCCAACCAGGTACGAAGGTGGCGGCATGCGCTATCTGCGCTTCAAGCAGTGGCTTGGCCAGCTCAACGGCACGCTTAATGGCGAGCTGCAGGCCGTCTACTTTGAAGAGGTCAGGCGGCATGCCAGCACCGACTCGGCTCACGTTTACGGTGGCTTGATGGCCACGCTCACAGCCTGGTGCGAGCAGCACAAGATCCCTTACCAGGGCGTGCCGGTGGGCACCATCAAGAAGCACGCGACCGGCAGGGGCAACGCTGACAAGCTGGCCATGGTCGAGGCCATGCAACTGCGTGGCCATCCGGTGACAGACGACAACGAAGCAGACGCGCTGGCACTGCTGCATTGGGCTTTGGAGGTGGAATTATGTTGATGACTGTTTTTTGGGTTGTTTTGCTGATGTTGCTGGGCTCGCTCATCACCTTGCTGGCGCTGTGGGCGATGCTGAAATTCTTGGAGATCGAGTGATGCATGTAAGTTACGTCAAGCTGTTCTGCGACGACGAAGGTGTTGTCCGGCACAGCGAGGAAGCAGACAGCGAATTCCAGCAGCTGCGCCAGCAGATCAAACGAGAGCAGCAAACCATTGACGACCTGCGTGAGCTGCTGGATGCGGTGCGCAGGATTGCATACGAATTGAATCAGGAAGTTTTGAAGGACAGTAATGCCAAGACCAAAGAGTGATATCACCGGCAAGCAAATCAGCGTCGCAGTTCGCGTGACAGCAAGCCAAAAAGAAGTATTCAAAGAGCTGGGCGGTGCAGCCTGGTTACGCAAACAGCTGTCGGCAGAGCTGGAGCGCAAGTGGCAAGCAAAGCACAGCGGCCTTGGCGCCAGGATCATCAACCGTGTACTTGGCAGATGAGCTCACCTGCCATGCATGCGGCAAGCAGCACCCAGATGCCAGGCTCATCACGCTGCCCGACGGCAGCCAGGTGGGCAACTACAGCCTGCAATACCGCGCCTACACCGAAGCCAAGTGGGTGCTGGACACGCTGCCGGTCACGGTCAACCGCAGGCGCAAGTCAACACCGCAGATCAGCAGGCGGGACTACATCCTGTCGGTCAAAGACCAGCGCGGAGAGGCTGCAGCCAATGAGCTGGCACAACTGGTCACAGCGCTTTGGAAGGCGAGCAAATGAGTGCCATGCCTGACCAGGTTGTATTTCACCTGCCCAAGAAGCCGCGCATCAAAGAGAAGGACGCGCCGCCGGATCAGCGCAGCTTGGCGGTCATTCCGATCAGGGCTGGCACAGACGAGCGGCTGCATGGGGCAACGCTCAGAGCTCTGATCGTGCTGTGCAGCTACTGCAACCGGGCTGGGATCACCTGGGTGAGCCAGGCCAGACTCGCGCAAGACCTCAAGCTCAGTCGCCAAGCCATCACCAGGCAGATCGCCAAGCTCAGAGACACGGGTTATGTGGAGATCATCCGCAAGGGTTTCAGAGGCGAGCGATCCAACACGCTCAGGGTCATATTCGATCCGACCATGAGCGCAGAAGATGCCATGGCCATCACCAGCCCGCAGGAAGACACCAGGCCACCAGCCATCAAGAAGGAGCAAGTCATGCAAGCAGAACAGCCAGATCCAGAGGGCCAACGCAGGGTCGCCCAAGCAATCAGCAAAGTACTCAAGCAGCCAACCACAAAGGTCTACAACATGCCAAAAACAGGCGAAACCAGGACAGTCAAAGAGATGAAGGAAGCCATCAAAAAGCACCAATCCAAAGGCACTCATAAGCAACATCCAGAGGTAGCCAATGAGAGCAACCAACAGGCTGTGGATAACTCATCACATAGGCAACATGATAGGCAACATCCAGAGGTAGCGAGAAACACAGGGAACACTAGTAACAGTCAGGATATAAGTAAGGAGTTATTAACAAGTCTGAATTCTGTTTTAGGCATCGTCGGAGTTGACGAGTTGATCGCGGAAGGCATGACAGCCAAGCAGATCGCCGACAACCTGGACACCCTGCTGCCGCTGTACAAGGCCGAGGGTATCGAGCCCAGCAGCGCCGTCCTGATCGCTGGCATCCGGCAGTTGCAGGCAGATGTCCGATGAGCCAATGCCTCGCCAAGCCACAGAAACCAGCCTTCCAGCCACGATCTAAGGCGGGTCAAGGGGTAGGTAGCCACTCGACCTTTCGGTGCGTTGTAGAGCCTGTAATTCTGTCTGTCCAAATCGCAGACGAACGTATGGATTTTGTACAGCCTGGGCAGATCGAGGGGTGTCTGGCTGCTGGCGGTGCCAGGCCTGCATGCTGCCTGCGGTGGCGCTGGCGGTCGTCGGTCTGCAGCCGGGTAGAAATCGGCACCCTTGCCCCCTCCCCCCTACCGCTGGCGACCGGGGCCCTCCCCAAAATTTTCCCCACTTTTTTGTAACAATCACCAAAAGGAGCATTTGATGGCATACGAGATGAGAGCTGGACAGGGCAGCCTGTTCAAGAACGACAAGAGGACAGAGGAGCGCCAACCGAACTTGAAAGGCAGGGTGATGCTGCCCAACGGTGAGGTGCGCTGGGTGTCTGGCTGGAGCAAGAAGACCAGCGCTGGTGAGCCCTGGATCAGCCTGGCCATTGGTGACCTGTGCCAGCAGCAGGGTGGTGGCCAGCCGTATGCGCAGGCTAAGGCGATGGTGCCGGACAACGATGACGATATACCCTTCTGATGGCAAGACCGAAGCAAACCAATGTGATCCCGCCCCTGACAAACTGGGGTGGGGTGAGGTCTGTGCAAAGGAGGCTGGAGCGTTCTAGCACCATTGTGGCCAACCGTGAGGCGGTGGCTTATGCGCTGCTTTGCATGGCCAACACCAAGATCACAGACATCATGGATTGGGATGATGCTGGCAATGTGCGTGTCAAGCGTGCCAGCGATATACCTGACCATGCGCTGCAGGCGATCAAGAACGTGCGTGTGCGGACTGACAAGGACGGCAACAGCACGTTGGAGATTGAGCTGTATGACAAGGTGGGTGTTTTGCGACTGCTGGCTAAGGCCAGTGGTCTGTTAGACAACCCTGACCAGGATGACAAGCCATCAGTGATTGACATCAATGTGGTGGCACCAAGAGGAGAACAAGCATGACAAAAGATGAGGCATTGAAGATTGCGCTTGAGGCGTTGGAATACTGGGATGTGCATGGAAAATTGCACCAACCAACAGAGGAGGCCATCACCGCCATCAAAGAAGCCTTGGCACAGCCATGTCAAACCTGTGAAGCCTTGGCACGAACAGTCATGATGGATCAAACAGGGAGAGGCGCATGAGGCCAGATTACTGCCCAATTGGAGGAGAGCCTTGTCAATCTTTGTGCAATGAGCCATGCACTAGAACACCACAGCGCAAGCCGTTGACTGATGAGGAAATTATTAATAAATGTTTGGATTCGGGCTTTGAGCGTAACTCTCTGGGCTGGAGTTTTACCTACGGCAAACTAGATTACCACTTGTTGAAACTTGCCCGAGCCATAGAAACAGCACACGGCATCAGAGAGAAAAACGATGTGGCGCAAGCGACAAATAGCTGAACAACTGGAACAACACGATGGCCCGTACCAAAGAAACCTCAGACAAGACCGTGCCGGTGGCCGGGCTGAACCTGGACTTCAGCAGCTCCCCCGTCATCTACGACTTCATCCAAAGCAAGAACTTCGTCCAGGGGATCATGGGCCCGGTGGGATCCGGCAAGAGCTACGGTTGCGCAGCCAAAATCTTCATCAAGGCAGTGCAGCAGAAACCTTCTCCGATTGACAATATCCGCTATACCCGCTGGGCGGTGGTGCGCAATAGCTACCCCATGCTGAAAACCACCACCATCAAGACCTGGCTGGAACTCTTCCCAGAGGCCACCTTTGGCCCCATGCTGTGGACACCACCCATCACTCACCATATCCGGCTGCCTGCTCGCGGTGAGGCCGCTGGCATTGATTGCGAGGTCATCTTCCTGGCGCTTGACCAGCCCAAAGATGTCAGGAAGCTGCTGTCGCTTGAGTTGACAGGCGCATGGGTCAATGAGGCGCGTGAATTGCCCAAAGCTGTGATCGACGGGCTCACCCACCGGGTTGGTCGATACCCCACCAAGCGTGATGCTGGAGCTACCTGGCACGGGATCTGGATGGATACCAACCCCATGGACGACGACCATTGGTGGCATCGCATGGCCGAGAAGGAAAAGATGACAGGCGCGTATGCCTGGAAGTTTTGGAAGCAGCCTGGTGGCGTGGTGAGCGTGGATCCCGATGAACTGCCCGACAACCCAGAGGCCAACGACCACATTTTTGCTTCGGGGAAGTGGTGGAAGATCAACCCAAGGGCCGAAAACGTCCACAACCTACCGTCCGGCTACTACCAGCAAATGCTGCTTGGCAAGAATTTGGATTGGATCCGCTGTTATGCAGGCGGCGAGTACACCTATGTGCAGGAAGGCAGGCCTGTTTGGCCAGAATATGAGGACTCGACCATGTCTGGTGACACTGAAGTTGACCCAACGGTGCCTATACAGGTGGGGCTCGACTTTGGTTTGACCCCTGCAGCCACCATTGGCCAGCGCTTGCCCAACGGTCGCTGGCTGATTCACAAGGAAATCGTCACTTTTGACATGGGTCTAGAGCGCTTTGGCCACCAGCTGCTGGCCGAATTGAACCAGCTCTACCCAAATCACCAGGTTTTGATCTGGGGCGACCCAGCAGGCATGGCCAGGGACGCAATCTATGAGGTCACAGCCTTTGATTACTTGAAAACCCTGGGCCTGCGTGCGCAGCCGACAGCCAGCAACGACTTCAAGGTGCGCCGTGAGGCCTCTGCCGCCCCCATGCAACGGCTCATCAACGGCAAGCCGGGGCTCATTGTCAACCGCGAGTGCAAGCTGCTGCGTAAATCGCTGGCCGGTGGCTACCACTTCAAGCGCGTCGCGGTCGGTGCTGGCCAAGAGCGGTTCCGCGACGCGCCAAACAAAAACGAACACTCACACATTGGCGACTCATTCGGCTACCTAATGCTGGGTGGCGGCGAATACAACCGCATGACCCGCACTCACCAGCTCGGTGGCAGGCCAATGGGCCAAACCAGCGCCAGCACCGACTTTGATGTGTTTGCATAAATGTGATATCGCAAAGATATCAAGGCTATTGCATTGTGTACAACACTCAATAGAATCTATTGCTATGACTACAGCCATCATTGAAATGCCGCAAGCGAATCTGCCTGCGCCGATAGCGCGGCAGAAGATCATGGCCATTCAAAGGGCTTGCCAGGCGCTGCCTGATGGCCAGCGTATGGACGAATCGCCACCTGTGCGGCATTGGCTTGCGCCTGGTGTCTATGCCCGCGAGATCCACTTGCCTGCTGGCACCGTGGTGGTTGGCAAGATCCACCGCCATCGCCACTTCAACATCATCAGCCAGGGCAGCATCACCTGCTACACCGAGTTTGGCCTGGAGCATCACAAGGCCCCTGCGTCATTCATCTCAGAGGCTGGCACCAAGCGGGTTGTGCATACGCATGAGGATGCGATCTGGACAACGATTCACCCCAATCCGACCAACGAGACCGACATCGAGACCCTGGAAAACATGTTCACCGCGCTGGAATACGCCGAGCTGGGCATGGAAGTTTTTGAACACAAGGAGGTAATCAAATGACCTATTGGATCACGGGTGCCATTGTTTTGAGCACCGCTGTCAGCGCCGATCAGGCGCGTAAATCCAGGCAGCAGGCCGAGAACGACCAGCGCACATTGCTGGCGCAGCAGGCCGCTGACCAGGCTGCCATGCGCACTGAGCTGGCCAAGCAGACCGCTGAGTACGCCAAGCAAGGCGCGTCGCTTGAACAGCAGGCGCAGACCGCTCGCCAGCAGTTTGAGCAGTCACAGCTCAATTACCAGACCAATAAGTTGGAGATGGAGAAGAAAGCCAAAGAGGTGCAAGCCGCTGCAGACGAAGAGCGCCGCAAAGCTGCATCACAAGAAGCATCTGCACTCAGAGCTCGCACCCGTGGTGGCCGCAGATCCCTGCTCTCAGGTGAACGCATGGACGCAGAGCTTGGCGTGCCGGTTGATTTGAGTGGTGGCGGGATGAGGTTGCAATAATGGCCACACTACCTCAATTCAAACAGCGCCAGATCGCACGGCGCACCACATCCGACATCCAGCGCCTGGCCGAGCAGTACAAGAAAAACGTGGCAGGCATCACGGGTGAATACGAAACCGCATTTACCGGCTACCAGGCTGGCGTGGCCGAAAAGATGAAACCGTTTGAAGAGCAGATGGCGACCTACAAAGAGTCACTGCTGCCGACTTACGAGTCTCAAAAAGCCGCGTACATGAAAAAGCTCGATGACTACAACAAGCTACTCGCCGACATCCAAGCCAATCCAGTGACTGAAGCGACCGGCATCAAAGAAACCAAGACCCCAAGGTGGGGCTTGTTTGGTTTGGCTGGATACGAGACCAAGCGCGAGCCGTTCACTTACTACGTCCCCAAGGAAATTCCCAAGTTCACCGAAAAGGCACCTACCCCGCCGGAGACACCAAACGCTCCAACCATTGAAGAATTTGATTCCTCACAGTTTGAAGCCAAGAGGGTTGGGCTCCAAAGCGAACTAGGCCGCGAGATTGGAGAGCGCCGCTCGGCCAGGTTGAGTGCCGTGTCTCGCAAAGCAACAAGACCTCTTTTAGCAGGAGCACAGCAATGAAAGACATGAAAGAAAAGATGCAAGAAAAAGTCCATAAGGTCATGCGCGAATACAAGGCTGGAAAGCTCAAGAGCTCCAGCGGCGACAAGGTCGGCGGCCGTCAGCAAGCCATTGCCATTGCCATGAGCGAGGCAGACAAACTCAAGAAGGGCAAGTGATGGCAACCAAACGCGCCATGCTGATGGACGCAGAGCTGGAGCAAGAAGAGTATTCCTGCCCCATCGCTACACGCGACCTGGATGAAAACCTCAAGGCCCGCAATTTTGCGTTTGAGCACTACGGCTATGGCCCAGCAAATCCCAATGACACCAAGAACAACGAGGTGTTCTGGCTCAAGAAAGCCACCATGCTCAATTGCACCGTGGCCGAGGCTATGGGCATGCGCTGCGGCAACTGCTCTGCCTTCATCAAGACCAAGCAGATGCTGGACTGCATCAAGGCTGGCATCGAGGCCAAGCGCCCAGAGCAGGAAGCTGGCTACGACGAAGACGTAATTGAGTCTGCCGATCTTGGCTATTGCGAGTTGCTGCACTTCAAGTGTGCTGCCTCGCGCACCTGTGACGCATGGCTGGTGGGTGGCCCGATCACCGATGAAGCAGAAGAGGACTGACATGGAAAAAGAAGTCTGGGAAAAACCAAGGCCCAAAGACCTGGGCAAACCAAAGGAGCTGTCATCGTCACAAAAGCGAATGGCTATGCGTCGTGCTGCAAAAGCTGGGCGACCATATCCAAACCTGGTTGACAACATGGCAGCAGCAAAGAAGTGAGCAAGTACAAAGACCCAGAGGGTGGTTTGACCGAAGCCGGTCGGCGCAAGTTTGAGCGCTCTGGTGAGAGCAAGAACCTGCAGCCTGGTGTCAAAGAATCCAGCCCGCTGGGTGAGCGTGCTCGCCGCAAGGGTTCATTCTTGACCCGCTTCTACACCAACCCAAGTGGGCCTTTGGTGGACAAGGACGGCGACCCGACCAGGCTGGCGCTTGCAGCCAATGCTTGGGGTGAGCCGGTGCCGCGCACAGCTGGTGCCGCAGCCAGGCTGGCCGCAAAGGGCAGGAACCTGCTGGACAAATACAAGATGGACAAGGACTGAACCATGGCAACAAACAACACATCCGGAGGCATGCGCCTCACACCAGAACAGATCTTGAAACGCCAGGAGCTCGCCCAGCGCAAGAAGGACGAATTCCAGCAGCTCTACCAGGATGCCTACGAGTTTGCCCTGCCCCAGCGCCAGCTCTACGGGTTGTGGGAAGGGGGTGCCACCGGCAGCAAGAAGATGCAGCGCGTCTTTGATTCGACCGCGATCAACAGTACCCAGCGCTTTGCCAACCGGCTGCAATCGGTTGTGTTCCCGCCGCAGCGCAAGTGGGCAAAGCTGGAAGCTGGCTCAGACATTCCAGCTGACCGCAGGCAGCAGGCCCAAGCCATCCTGGAGGTTTACCAGGACAAGATGTTCACCGTGCTCAATCAGTCCAACTTTGACATTGCCATGGGTGAGTTCTTGCTCGACCTGGCTGTGGGCACTGCTTGCATGATGGTGCAGCCGGGCGACGATGTGCAGCCGCTCAACTTCATTCCCGTGCCGCTTTTCCTGGTGAGCTATGAGGAAGGAGCGAACGGCCAGGTGGACAACGTCTACCGTCGCATGCGCATGAAGGCCGAAAGCATCCAACGTCAATGGCCAGATGCCAACATTCCAGACGAATTGCAGCGTCGCATTGACAACAAGCCAACTGACGACATTGAGTTGCTGGAAGCCACCATCTACGACCACAAGCGTGGCGACTACTGCTACCACGTTATTGACAAGGTATCCAAAGAGGAATTGGTCTACCGCCGTCGCAAGATGAGCCCATGGGTGATCAGCCGTTACATGAAAGTGGCCGGTGAGATCTATGGCCGTGGCCCCCTGATGACCGCCCTGCCCGACATCAAGACGCTGAACAAGACCATCGAGCTGCTGCTCAAGAACGCCAGCTTGGCCGTGGCCGGTGTCTACACTGCTGCAGACGACGGGGTGCTCAATCCCAACACAGTCAAGATCGTGCCTGGTGCCATCATCCCCGTGGCTCGCAATGGTGGCTCGCAAGGCCCTGCCCTGTTGCCCCTGCCCCGCTCTGGCGACTTCAACGTCAGCCAGCTGGTGATCAATGACCTGCGCAGCAACGTCAAGCGCATCCTGTTGGACGAATCGTTGCCGCCAGACAACATGAGCGCCAGGTCTGCCACCGAGATCGTGGAGCGCATGAAGGAGCTGGCCCAGAACCTGGGCTCTGCCTTTGGCCGCTTGATCAACGAGACCATGATCCCGGTCACCGCCAAGATCTTGGAAGTGATGGACGAGCGCGGCTTGATTGACATGCCCCTGCGCGTCAACGGGCTGGAAGTCAAAGTTACCCCTGTGGCCCCGCTGGCCATGGCCCAGAACATGGAAGAGGTCAACGCCATCATGCAGTACCTGCAGATCAGCCAGGGCCTGGGCACTGATGGCCAGTTGGCCATCAAGACCGACATGCTGGTGGACTACCTGGCCGACAAGCTGGGCGTGCCTGCCTCTGTGCGCAACACCGCAGCCGAGCGTGCCGTGCTCATGGAAGAGATGAAGAACCAACAGCAGCAGCAAGCCATCGCGCAAGCCATGGCCATGCAGGCACAAGCCGGTGCCGGTATGCCTGCGCTGCCAGCGCCACAGGGAGCCATGGCATGAGCTGGGACGAGATCAATGCCATTGGCCAAACCGAAGACATCCGGGATGTGGCCCAGCAGCGCGAGGATCTGGCGCGTCTGACCTTGCGGGTGTTTGGCTCTGAGGATGGCCAGAAGCTGCTTCAGTGGCTCAAAGACATGTATGTGAATGTGCCCATCGCCGTGCCGGGCACAGACCCCTCATACGCCTTCTTTGCCGAAGGGCAAAGGACGGTGGTGCGGGACATCGAGGTACGGATCAACACAGCAAGGAAACTATGACCGACACAGCAACCGTCGAGCCCGGTGGAACCGGCCTACTTGACAATGTGCAAGTGACTGACGACACCAAGCCGCAAAACCCACAAGCCGTCGAAATCGACCACAAGACCGCTCCCGCAGGTGCGCCAGCGCCTGACGATCCACTTGAGCGTCCAGACTTTTGGCCAGAAAACTTCTGGAAGAAGGACTCCAACGAGCCCGACCTGGAAGGCATTGCCAAGAGCTGGTCAGATCTGCGTAAGCAAATCAGCCAGGGCAAGCACAAAGCGCCAGCCGATGGCAAGTACGACCTCAAGGCCTTTGGAGAAGAGGCTGACACCAACCCTATTGCCACCACCCTGTCGGGCTGGGCTAAGGACAATGGGCTGTCTCAGGCTGCCTTTGATGACCTGGTCAACAACCTGCAGACCCAAGCCAAAGAGATCATGCAAGGTGACATGGTTGACCCTGCGGTTGAGATGAAGCAGCTGGGCCCCAACGCTGGCGCAATCGTCAACGGCATGGTGGATTGGGCTCGCGGCCTGGTCAACAAGGGTGTCTGGTCAAAGGACGATTTTGAAGAGTTCAAAATCATGGGTGGCACCGCTCGCGGCCTCACCGCGCTGATGAAGGTGCGCGAAGCCTACGAAGGTAGGGTGCCCATTGAGTCTATGCCTGCAGAAGGCACACCCAGCAAGGAAGAGCTCTATGCCATGGTGGCCGATCCCAAATACAAGACCGACCCTGCTTATCGGCAGAAGGTCGAAAGGATGTTTCAAGCGTCCATCAAATAATTACTCCAAGGTCTGCCGACAGGCAGTTGCCATTTGACCCAGCTTCGGCTGGGTCTTTTTTTGTCCATTTACCAACACCCCCTATTGACAACGTCAAATTTCTTCTACAATCGCGCCAAGGCTTATCGGGCAACCGACCCTGACCAGTGGCGAGACACCACCGAGTGGCTGGCGATACCAGCAAGCACAGGCCCGCACCAGCGGCTCACCGACGCGATAAACCCTGATCAACAACCGAATGAGGTATCCAAATGAGCGTTTCTCTTTCCAACGCCTTTGTGACGCTATTCGATGCTGAGGTCAAACAAGCCTACCAGGGCAAAGCAGAACTGGTTGGTGCTGTGCGTCAGCGTCGTGGTGTCGAAGGCTCCACTGTTAAATTTCCCAAAGTGGGTCGTGGCGTTGCCACCGCCCGTGTCCCGCAGACTGATGTGACTCCACTCAATGTGGGTTTCAGCACTGTCACCTGCACCTTGTCTGATTGGAATGCCGCTGAATACAGTGACATCTTCAGCCAGGCCAAAGTCAACTTTGATGAGCGTTCTGAGCTTGTGCAAGTTGTTGGCAACGCAATCGGTCGTCGTCAAGATCAGTTGATCTTGGACGCGCTGGCTGCAGCAACCAGCACTGGCACTGTGGCCAACAGCATTGGTGGCGCAAACACCAACATGAACATCAGCAAGTTGCGCGAAGCCGCCAAGATCCTCAACGCGAAGAACGTGCCCAGCGACGGTCGTCACATCATCATTCACGCCAACTCTTTGGCTGCAATGTTGGAACAGACTTCTGTCACCAGCTCTGACTTCAACACCGTTAAGGCTTTGGTACAGGGTGAAATCTCCACGTTCATGGGCTTCCAGTTCCATGTGCTGGGTGATCGCACCGAAGGTGGTTTGCCCATTGACGGTTCTAGCGACCGTACCTTGTACGCATTCCACACCAGCGCCATTGGCTACGCCGAAGGCATCGCTCCTCGCACCGAGATCAATTACATCCCTGAGAAAACCAGCTGGCTTGTCAACGCTGTGTTCTCGGCTGGTGCAATTAGCATCGACTCCGAGGGTATCGTCAAAATCACTGCCCGCGACACTGCGGCTGCAGCCTAATTAGGAGGGTCTGAAAATGGCTTTTGATGCAGCAGGCTTAAATGCCGCAGGTGCTCAGTCCAAAGCGGGCAATGCCCCGCAAATGTGGACTTACACCACCACCGACGCTGCCGCTACGGTTGACACCAGCGGCTACTTCAACAGCATCTCTTCCTTGCTCAAGGTTGGCGATCTGATCTGGCGTGTGACAACTTCCAGTGGCAACGTGTCCACTGCAGGCTGGCACGTTGTGATGAGCATCTCAGCTGCGGGCGTGGTTGATACGTCTGACGCGACTGCCGCAACTGTGACCAACACCGACTAATCGGAGTTGACTCACATGGAGCCAGCCTCTGGGGATTCTCGGAGGTTGGCTCTTCTTACATTAAGAGGTTCATATGGCTGCTGGTGACACTGGTGTATCGATCTGCTCTGATGCCTTGCTCTTGATTGGAGCCAAGGCTATTTCGTCTTTCAATGACGGCACCGACGAGTCCAGCGTTTGCGACCGACTCTACCCAGATATCCGCGACTCCACCCTGGTCATGTACCCGTGGAGCTTCAGCATGAAGAAGGTGCAGCTGGCGCAGCTCATCACAGCGCCAACCACCGTTTGGACATACGCATACCAGCTGCCTGGTGACAAGCTGGCCAACCCCCGCGCCGTGTACAACAGCCCCAACCCTGGCAGCCCAGTGCAAAAGGATTGGGAGATCCAGGGTGACAGCCTGCTCACCAACCTGACCAACGTCTACATTGACTACCAGTACAGCGTGCCTGAGTACGCCATGCCGCAATACTTTGTGCAGCTGCTCAAGTACATGGTGGCCTGGCACATTGCCGAGACCATCACCGAACAGCAGGACAAGGCCAACAAGTGGCAGCGCGTGGCCACTGGCGACATCTCCGAGAACGGTCGTGGTGGCTACTTCCGCACCGCAGCCCAGATCGATGGTCAGAACAACCCTGTGCGCATCATCGAAGATTATTCTCTGATCGCGGTGAGGAACTGATGCCGCGCTTTGTAGAGTTCACCACCAACTTTGCGACGGGCGAGCTCGACCCGCTGTTGCGTGCGCGTGTGGATCTGCAGGCGTACAACAACGCCTTGGCCAAGGCCACCAACGTGCTGATCCAGCCCCAGGGTGGTCTGCGCCGCAGGCCTGGCACCAAACACATCCTGGAGCTGCCAAACAGCTCTACGCCCAGCGCAGGCAATGGCGTGCGCTTGGTGCCCTTCCAGTTCTCGGTTGATGACAGCTACATGCTGTGCTTCACCCACAACCGCATGTACGTCATCAAGAACGGTGTGGTGCAGACCAACATCAATGCGTCGGGCAACAACTACCTGACCACCACCATTGGCAGCAGCATTGTTGATGACATGTGTTGGACGCAGTCTGCTGACACCCTGATCGTGGTGCATCCTGACCTGCAGCCGGTGCGCATTACTCGCACCAGCGACACGGCCTGGACGGCAACCACCATCACGTTTGACTCTATCCCAAAATACGCATTCACGCTAACGGTGACAACCCCGGCAGTTGGTCATCTAACACCTAGTGCGGTGTCTGGCAATGTGACGCTGACTGCTCAAAACAGCATCTTCACTTCCGGTAGTGTGAATCAGTACATCAACGCTTCACCACAGGGACGAGCTCGCATTGTGGAGTACGTCAGCGGTACGGTGGTCAAAGCTATTACTGAATACCCGTTCTTTGACACCAGCAACATTGCGCAAGGCAACTGGGAAATTGAATCTGGATATGAAAGCGTTTGGTCAAGCACCAAGGGTTGGCCGCGCAGCGTCACGTTCCATGAAGGCCGCTTGTACTTTGGCGGTAGCAAGTCACGGCCATCGACCGTGTGGGGCTCCAAGATCGGCCTCTTCTACGACTTTGTGCCAAGCGAATCGTTGGACGACGATGCGGTCGAGGCGACGCTGGACACCAACGATCTGAACGTGATCACCGACATCATTAGTTCGCGTGACTTCCAAGTCTTCACCACTGGCGGTGAGTTTTATGTGCCGCAGCAGGGCACCGACCCAGTGACACCGCTGACCTTCACATTCAAGAACGTGAGCCGCAATGGCATCAAGCCTGGCACCCGCGTGCAATCGGTGGAGTCCGGCTCAATTTACATTCAGCGCCAGGGTAAGTCGCTCAATGAGTTTGTGTTCTCCGACACCCAGCTCACATACATCACCCAGCGCATTTCGCTGCTGTCTGGCCACTTGCTCAAGGGGCCGCAGCGCATTGCTTTGCGCCGGGCATCGAGCACCGAAGAAGCTGACCTGCTGCTGATGACAAACACCGATGACGGCAGCATGGCTGTGTTCAGCATCATGCGCAGCCAACAGGTGACAAGCCCGTCAGAGTTCACGACAGATGGCCAGTTCATCGACGTTGGCATTGATGTCAACACCATCTACGTTGTGACCAAGCGCACCTTCAACAGCGTTGACAGGTACTTCATTGAGCGCTTTGGCTATGAGTATTTCACCGACTGTGCGTTTGTCGGTGGATCTGCTGGTGGCGTTGGGTCTGGCTTGCCGCACATTGGCAAGTCGCTGAACGTGATCTGCGACGGCTCGCCCCAGGGCAATGAGACTGTGAGCGCTGGCGGTGCCGTTACCTTTGACCGCGAATCAGTCACCAGCTACGAGGTGGGCTTACCCATCACCGTCTACGTCAAGACCATGCCAGCAGAGGTCAAGCTGCAGACCGGCAGCCGAGTGTCGTTCAAGAAGCGCATTGTGGAGATCAGCGCCGTGGTCAACGAGACCCAGAATTTGATCATCAACCAACAGCCGGTCGCATTCCGGCTCTTTGATAATCCGCTGTTGGATGATCCTGTGCCCGAATTCACTGGCATCAAGCGCGTCAATGGTGTGCTTGGTTACAGCCGCGAGCAGTCCATTGAGGTGTCGCAAGACCTGCCGCTCAAGATGAATCTGCTTGGTTTGGATTACCGCGTGGCTGTTTTCTCAGGAACATGACATGGCCGTTGATACTTCAAATTCACTTTCAGCCGGATTGATCCCTTACGCAACAAGCGGGTTTGATCCATCTATGAGACCAGGCTGGATACCAAACGTGAGCGCCGGGCAAGCCATGGGTGTTGCAGGCTTAATTGGTGCTTACGGTGCAGCAGAAGCGCAAAAGGCTGCTGCAATCAACCAACAGACCAGCTACCTGCTGCAGGCGCGTGACACCTTGGCTGTGGCCCAAGTGCGTGCTGACATGTCTGAGCAGTATGCCTTGATCCAAACTGGCCGCACCGTCAAGAAGGCTGAGATTGAGGCACAGAACTACACCATTGCTGGCAATAGCCTGCTTAAGAACATGCGTGCTACCAATGCGGCTATGCGTGCCAGAGCTGCTGCAAGCGGTGTCGTGCTGGGTGAGGGATCTGTGCAGGCTGTGCAGACCGAGAACGTGGCAGCCACCATGCGCGATGTAGGCATTGCAGACCTCAATGCACTGACCGCAAGGGTCATGGGCTTTGAGGATGCCACCGCCATGCTGCAGTCTACTGACATGCAAAACATGCTCAACCTGTACAGCGCGAGAAGCCAGGCTGGCCAACTCAATTTTGCCGCCTCTGCTGCTCGCAGATCTGGTGGCATTCTTGCTGGGGCAACACTCAGCCAGGGTGCCATTCAAGCATACAAAACCATTTCGGGCGCATAAGTCATGGCAACAAGAATCGAATCAGGACAAATTCAAGTGCGCGGTGTTGGCAATGCGCCAATGGTGCAAGTGCAACAGCAGCCGGTTGACTTCATTGGCCCGCGAGCTGCTGCACAGACCAACAATCAACTGGCTCAGATTCTTGATCGCATGAGCGCAAATCTTTTTCAAACTGCTGCGGAAATGCGCCAGCAAGAAGGTTTGCAGTTTGCTGCTCAAAACCCGCTGACATCACAGCAAGTGCAATTGGCAAAAGATGGAGTCAACCCAGAAGGTTGGTTCATGGGGCCAAATGGTGAACAGGCGCAAATACCAACTGTCGCTTCAGCTGGATATTTTGCTAAGGCTGTGGCCAAGGCTCGCAGCCTGGAGCTTGCTGGCCACTTTGAGATCGAAGGCCGCAACGAGTTGACCAAACTGTTGACTGATGTTGAAGCTGGAAATGCAACCTCTACCCAGGTAAGCGACAAGATCAAAGTCATGTCTGAAGGCTATGCCAAGTCGCTGGCCAACATTGACCCAGAAGCTGCAATCAAGTTCAGAGCCACCATGGCCACGCACGGCAACACCGTGCTCAATGCTGCATACAAGTCCGAGCTCGACCGCGCCAAAGCCCAACGCATTGCCAAGTTTGACTCTGACTTTGACAACAGCACCAGGCTGCTTGAGGCAACTATTTCGCAAGGCAGCTGGACTGATGCCAATGGCCAGCAACGATCTATTGACGAGCTCGCTGATGTGTTCCGCAAGAACGTGCTGACACAATCCCTGCTGCTGGGTGACAAGGCGCTGCAGACCGAATACAGCACCAAGTTTGAGACAGCGCTGCGCAATGCCAAGATCAATGCGGTGACCAAGGCGCTGATCAAAGACGAGAACATGATGGATCCAGAGCGCACCTTGCAAAAGATCAGAAGCGGCGACCTGGGCAGCATGAGTCCGGTGCTGCAATCCATGATCGTCAATGACTTTGATGCTGTGGCCAAGGTGACTGCCAACTTCATGGTGGCCGTCAACAACCGCAAGTCAATCAAAGATGCCAAGGCTGAAGAAGCCAAGAAGCAAGGCGAAGCTCAGGCCATCAATTTGCTGGAGCAGATCTTCCCGCTGCCGGATGGCAGCCCCAAGAAGAAGCAGCTCATTGACCAGCTCACCGCTCTGCCAGAGGGCTCGGTGCCCATTGGCACACTCAAAGACTTGCTGTCACCACAGGGTGAGAGCAATCCAGTTGTGCAGTTCAATCTGCTGTCTGGCATCTACAACAACACCATCACCGATCCCAAGCAGATCTGGGGTTTGGTTGGCAAAGGCTTGACCGGCAAAGATGCGGTGGCTGCGCTCAAGATCTTGCAAAGCGAAGACCGGCGCGACAGCTCAGAGCTTGATCGCGGCATCTCCAGGCTGGCTGGCATCCCTGTGATTCCTGGCAGTGTGGTTGTCCTCGACCCCAAGGGTGAAGAATTCAAGCGCCGTTCTGAATTGCAAAAACAAGCATTTCAAATTCAAGCTCAAGCTGCTGGCGAAGGTAAGAGCCTGACACCGCGTCAAATCCTGACCCAGTTGGAAGACGGCCTGACCAAGCGTCGCAGCACTGAAGATGCCAAGGCTGCACAGCGCCAACTCGATGAGTTTGCCAAGCGACCAGACGGTAGCTACAAGCCTGGCCGCGATTGGATCACTGGCCCAGTGACACGCGAGACCCTGCCTGCGCTCAAGCAAAAAGCTGGCAACGATCCCAACAAACTGCGGCAAATCGCTGAGATCGAGAAGCTGCTTACAAGAGCGGAAGGGTATTGAGCATGGCCTACAGTTCAATTGAAAACAAATACCTGTCGGCCCTGACCGCTGTCCAATTTCCTGACGCGCCGATTGAGCCTGCGATGCCAGAGCAAACCATGCCAGGCAGGCAGCCTGGTGATGTGATGCTGGCTATGGGTGGCAATGCTGCTGGCCGCAATTCCGACAGACCAATGACTGATGTCCCAATGGCTTTGTTGGATACAGGTGCCGGTGTTGTGCGTGGTGCAGTGGCTCAAACGCTTGGCCTGCCTGGTGATCTGCAAATGCTCTACAACGGGTTGAAGTCAATCTTCAACCGGCCAGAAGATCAAAGTCGATTGGATGCATTTGCCAAAGGATTGAACGAAGGCACGCTATTACCAACCACTGAGCGCATGGGAGAGATACTTCCACCCGTGGTACCACCTGGCGCGCCTGATGCAGCTATGCGCTCACGCAGCGCAGGGTATGGGCAAACCTTTGGTGAGCTCGCTCCGCTGCCTGGTGCAATTGATGTTGGCGTTGCTAGTATCAAAGCTGGAGCAAAAACTCTTGCCCCAACTGCTGGAAAGATGGTCAGTAAAAGCATGTCAAAGCTGGGCACGCCTTTGCAAATGAACATCGTGCCAGAAGGGCCGTCAATTGTTCCTACCCTTACGCGCACAGAACGCAGTGTTGTGACCAAAGCTGCAGGCAGAAAGCCCGCCCTAAAACAAACAGCCACAACAGCAGTAGAAGATTTGCACGCAAACTTTCCAGAGGCAGAAGGTTGGACACCGATTGAAGCCAACAAGATTACATTCAAAGAGTCAAAAGAAGGCGCGCCAATTGCAGAAGTTGAGGTTGGAAAAATTCCTTATGACTTCCACACCCCGCCTGATGGTGTGCCAAAAGACGTTTGGCAATCTACGTTGTCAGCTCGCATGTTTGAAGAAGTTCAGTCTGTTGTTGATCGCGCCAAAGCTGGCGACCAAGCAGCCATTGACATACTGAATCAAGCAAGCTGGTACAGGTCAATGCGTGATCGTTTGCGCGCAGAGTTTGGCGGTATCGGTGATGTATTTGCTGATGTGCTTGGCACGACATCCGCACAAACTGGAGTTGAGCAAAACTTTGACAATGCCGTCGAAATATTGCGGCGGTTCTCCCGTGGTGAATACGACACTGAGCTATCTGCTTATCAAAGCAGGCTTAAGTCGGGCGAACCAATGGATGCAAAGACTCTCACCGAGCTGTTTAAAAAAGGTGAATTCCCATTGATTACCAAAGCCGGTGGTCAACTGTTCAATGCCAACAGTCCCGCGTCTATGGGTGCTTTGCTTGATATGTTCCGCGCAGTCAAAGCAGGCGATTCACCAAAGACACCTAACTTCACCGGCAACTTGATTGGATTGACCAACGAAGCAACCATTGATGTGTGGGCTGCTCGCATGTTGCGTCGCCTGGCTGATTTGCCGCGCATCCCTCCACCAGCTGAAAAAGGTGTAGCTGGCAAACACTTGGTCGGGTCAACTTTGTATGACCCAAAGGTAGGCAGCGAGTTTGGTTTTGGCCAAGACGTATTCAGAGAAGCTGCAGCAGAGATCAACAACAGCGGCATCATCAAGAACGTGGCACCACAAATTGGTGACCTTGGGCCTGATGATCTGCAAGCCGTTGCCTGGTTCATTGAAAAAGAAAAATGGACAAATAACGGTTGGACAAGTAAGGCAGGTGAAGGTGGATCTCTTGACTACGAGATGTCGCTTGCTGGCGCTGCTGATCCGCAAGCAGTTAAAGACTTGCGCCGAGACATTAACCAGGGATTTAAACTGCCTACACGCCGCAAGACTGAAACTGATGAGCAATATGCGCAGCGCGTACAAGATGCAAAAGTGGCGTATGACTCTAATAAAGCTCAGAGCCAAAGCATGTTGGCCAGCAAGCAAGCCGATGTTGAGCGCTACACATTGGGTGTGTCAGGTGAAAGACCAGACAAACCAATGAGCAATTATGCGCAAGCAGAGTTGGCCGCTGAATTTGATGATGTGGTTCGCAATGATCCAAGTGTTATGACCTACAACCTGGCCAATACCTACGGTTCGTTCATGGCTCAAACCGAGCGTGCGCTCAACGCTGAATTTGTTGCGCGTCAAAATTTCAATCCTGCTGGGCTTGAGCGTCGTTTGATTGAGCAAGGCAAACAATACGATCAGGATGCCGTCTTCATCTCCAAAGTTGTCAGGAATGGAGCCAGCCCGAATGCGCGACCAGGCGTGGAAATTTACTTCAAGCAGAAGATCACCCCAGACCAAATGGCAAAAGTGACCGAGAAGCTACGCCAGTATGGGGTTGATGGGTTTACCTATGTCACAGACATGCGGTTCAGCGACCGCATCAATGTGCAGGCCAGACCTGGAGCGCCTGACACGGCAGGTTTAAATGGCCTGCGTTTTCAGTACATCCCGGAATTTGACGACGGCTACAACGCCGCCAACCGGGCAAAAATCATGGCTGATAAACAAAGGCTTTTCGATCAGGTCGTTACAGATATAATTGGCGAAGGTAATGTGTCAGATGCCAGGTTGGTCTGGTACGACACTAAGGTCTTCTTTAGGAGTGACTACGATGCTTACCTTGGAAGAAATGTTGAAGGAACGGGAACAGCGCTTGGGCAAGGATCACCCAGCGGTGCAAATGCTGCGCAATCAAATCGAAGCGGAGAAGTCGGACAAGACTTTTCAAGAGCTGTATCTGACCGGCTCCGTAAAAAAGCAAACAAATCCACAACAGTAAACCGGGGCCGCGCAGCTCCGCAATCTGGAGCTGAATGATGGCCATCCCCCCCTTAGAACAACGTCTAAGCAGCATCCTGCCAGCAGCGTCCACCACGCCTGCTGAAGACATACCCCTAGAGCCCATGCCTGGTGCAAGCCAGGACATGATGGCCGAGCCTCCAATGGCTGCCGAGCCCGGCACGCCCAGCATGGACGAAGGCATCCAGGTCGCTGGGCCGATGTCAGCCATTCGCAGCCTGGTCACCAAACAAGCCCCCAAAGCAACACGCAACCTGGTGCCGGATGCTGCTCGCGCTGCAGAGGGTGCGCTGCCGGATGCCGCCAAGGCTGGCCGGTACAAGCTGATCCCAGAAGCAGACCAGGTATTGACAGACACGGTGACCGGCGCTGTCAAAGGTCGCAAAGCAGCTGCGCCTAACATTGGCAAACCAAGCCCAACCGCAGCCGAGGTCAAAGCCGGTGTGCCGGTTGAGCCATTCAACCTGTCGCGCTACCAGACCGAGGACGCTGCAGCCATTGTGGGCGGCGTGGCCGACGCGCTCAATATCCGCACCAAGGCAGTGACCTTTGACGAGATCAAGGCCAAGGCTGCCGAGTCTGGCATCAGTGAGAGCTTCCTGTCTCGCCTGGTGAGCAATGACGGCAAGATGCTACCCAGCGCCGTGGAGACCTACAAAGCGCTTGAGGTGTTGGAGTCCAGCGCCAACGAGCTCGACCGGCTCTTCAAGCTGGTTGACTCTGGCAATGCCACCGACGTTGATAAGCTGGTGCTGCGCCAGCAGATCGCATTCCACGGCTTGATCCAGCGCGGTGTCAAAGGTATCCAGACCGAAACCGCCAGAGCGCTGGCCGTGTTTCGCATTCCCCGCGATGGCAATGCAGCTGTGGTGCGCCAGGTCATTGACGAGTACGGTGGCGACGCTGCCCTGTCTGATATGGCAAAGTCATACCTGACGCTGGAGTCGCGTGCAGCCAAGAATGCCCTGGTTGAAAAGTCCATGATGTCTGGCATTAAGGATGTCTGGTTCACGACCTACATCAACGGGCTGCTGTCGAGCCCCGTGTCACACGCCAAGAACATTGTGTCCAACACCATGTTTGGCCTGTATCAGATTCCTGAGCGCCTGGTCGCGTCTTTCTACAGCAACACCCTGCCCGATGGCGTGCGCTCCTGGAAGGCATTGGTGCCCGGCAGCGAGTCCGAGAAGATCGCCTACGACGAAGCGCTGACCATGATTCAGTCGCTGCGCAATGGCTTGGTTGAAGGCTTTGATCTGGCCAGCACTGCATTCAAGAAGAACCAGCCCAACGACTTGATGAGCAAGATCGAGGCGCAGCGCGGCACCAGCGTGCCGTCCATCAGCTCGGCTGCCTTCGGTATTGAGCAGGACAAATGGCTGGCCAAGGCCATTGACTATTACGGCACAGCCATCACCCTGCCTGGCCGGGCCCTGATGTCAGAGGACGAATTCTTCAAGGGTGCGCTCTACCGCATGGAGCTCAACACCCAGATCACCAGGCGAGGCAAGCAGGTCTACCGCGACGCGCTGGACGCTGGCATGTCTGAGACCGACGCAATGGCCAAAGCCGAGGCCGAGGCTGTTAGCCTGTTCCAAAACCCACCCCGTGATCTTGACGAAGCTGCTGCCTTGTTTGCCCAAAAGGGCACCTTCACCGCCGATCTGCCGCCAGCTCTCAAGAACCTGCAGCAGACCTTCAACCACCCGGCTCTCAAGGTCGTGGTGCCCTTCTTCAAGACCCCGGCCAACATTGGCCTGGAGGTTATCGAGCGCACCCCGTTTGCCCCGCTGTCATCGCAATGGCGTGAGGAGATCGCCAAGGGTGGCGTGTACCGCGACATGGCGCTGGCCAAGGTGACACTGGGATCTGCCATCCTGGCAACCTTTGCTGCCATGTCTGCTGAAGGCTTGATGACCGGCAGGGGCCCAGAACGCAAGGCTGACCGCGACGCGCTGATCCGCGATGGCTGGCAGCCCTACTCCATGAAGATCGGCGACAGCTATTACAGCTACAGCGGCATGGAGCCCATCTCTGCGCTAATGGCCATTGCGTCCGACTATGCCGAATATGCCAAGCATGAGCAGGATGCCAGCAAGATCGAGGAGGTCTTCCTGGGCGCGACCTACGGCCTGTACGAATACCTCAAGGAGCAGCCCTACCTGCAGGGCGTGGCCGATGTGGCCAAGCTGATTGGCACCAATCAGTCCGGCCAGGTGGACGGCAAGAAGATCGTTGACGGCCTGGTCAAACAGTTTGGTGGCTTTGTGATCGGTGGCTCACCAGCTGGCGCATACAGCTCCCTGGTGGCTGGCATTGAGCGACTGTCTGATCCGACCAACCGCGACACCCGCGCCAGCCCAGATCTACCCATGGGTGTGCGTGGCTTTGTCGAGGCCTTCAACAAATACAAGTCCAGGATCCCATACTTCAACGCCGACCTGCCGGAAGCGCTCAACCTGTGGGGCGATCCAACCAAGTCTGGCACGGGCTCATGGTATGAGCTTGTGCTGCCGACCCGTGTGACACCCCAGCAATTCTCTGATGTGGACGACGCGCTGGTGCGCCTGGGCTCACCGCTGGGTATGCCAGAGCGCAAGATCGACGGCGTGGAGATGGACGCATACCAATACAACCGGCTGCTGACCATCTATGGCAAGGAGCTGCCTTCCAAGCAATCGATCCTGGATGTCATGCAGACACCAGGCTTTGACTTGCTATCGCTGGATGACCAGCAAAAGACCGTGCAGCGCGTGCATTCCAAATTCATGGACGCTGCCAAACAACAACTCAAGACAGAAGAGCCCAGCCTGCAGGCCAAGATCGATGAGCTGAAAGAGCTCAAAAAGGCCAATGGACTCTTCTACAAACCAGACTAAAACCGTACAATTTCCAAGAGGAAGGATTGCATCATGGCCATACCAATCAGCAACGTAACACGCAGACAGGTATACGCACCTAGCGGAGCTGGTGGAGCTGGCCCCTATGCGTTCACCTTTGAGATCCTGGCCAACACCGACATTGCCGTCTACAAGGACGACACGCTGCTGACGCTGACCACCCACTACACGGTCACCATCAACGCCAACGGCACGGGCTCTGTGACCATCACTGCAGCTGGCCTGGCGCTGACACCTACCTCGCCTACCCAGTACGCCATTGTCGGCAACCGCACCATCTCCAGGTCAACTGACTTCACGACAGGCGGCGACTTCTTTGCCAACACGCTGAACGACGAGCTCGACCAGCAGACCATCTTTGCCCAGCAAAATGCCGAAGGTATCCAGCGAGCGCTGACGGCTCCGCAGACAGACCCAACCACAATCAACATGACGCTGCCCCGTGCCGCGTTGCGAGCTGGCAAGAACCTGGCTTTTGATTCCAACGGAAACCCGACATTGGGCGACACGCTAGGCACCAACCGTGGCAACTGGTCTGCCGGTGTTTTGTACTACGTCCGAGACATCATCAAAGACACCAGCAACAACAACATTTACCAGTGTATTACCCAGCACACATCCAGCGGCTCACAGCCCATCAGCTCCAATGCAGATGTCGCCAAGTGGTCGCTGTTGGTGGACACAAGTTCAGCAACAACTGCGGCAACCAATGCCGCCAACTCAGCCAGCGCAGCTTCAACAAGTGCAACAAACGCAGCGAGCTCCGCAAGTGCAGCTGCAAGCTCTGCCAGCAGCGCGTCCAGCAGCGCGTCCACCGCCACCACCCAAGCGTCCAATGCCAGCTCCAGCGCATCAGCTGCAGCCACTTCAGCATCTGATGCGGCAACCTCTGCTGCAGCAGCTGCTACCGCGCTGGACAACTTTGACGACCGCTACCTTGGCCCCAAGTCCAGCAACCCAACTTTGGACAATGACGGCAATGCGCTGGTGACGGGTGCTCTGTACTACCGCACCACCTCACCCGTTGGCATGAAGGTCTACGACGGCGCTCAGTGGCTGGAGGCCTCCGCTGCACAGCAGGCCGCGCTGGTGACTTATGAGTATGTGGCCACGGCTGGCCAGACCACATTCAGCGGAGCTGATGCCAATGGCCTGACACTGTCCTACATCGCTGGCGGTCTGATCGTGAGCGTCAACGGTGTGATCCAGCGGCCAGGAGATGACTACACCGCGACCAGCGGCACCAGCGTTGTGCTGGTATCTGCAGCTGCACTAAGTGATGAGGTTTGCATCTACGCATTCTCATCGTTCAACGTGGCCAACACCTACACCCAGGCGCAGTCTGATGCTCGCTATGCGCAGCTGGCCAACAACCTGTCTGACATCCCGACCAAGGCCACAGCTCGCGCCAACCTTGGTTTAGCCATTGGCACAGATGTCCAGGCCTACGATGCCAACATTGCCAAGCTCAATGTGACGCAGTCCTTCACCAAGGCACAGCGCGGATCCATTGTGGCGCTGACTGATGGCGCGACCATCACGCCTGACTTCTCTGCTGGCAACAACTTCAGCTTGACGCTGGGCGGCAACCGCACCCTGGCCAATCCGACCAACCTGACTGCTGGTCAGTCTGGTGCCATTGTGATCACACAAGATGGCACAGGCAGCAGGACGCTGGCCTATGGCTCTAATTTCAAATTCAGCAACGGGTCAGCCCCGGTGCTAACCACGACTGCCAATGCAGTGGATGTGCTGGTCTACTTTGTGGAAAGCGCATCTCGGATCACAGCCCGCCTTGTGAGTGATGTCAAATGATTGATGCCCTGCCATTACTGCTCGGCCCAGAGGGCTACCAAATCAGCCGCTCTGTTCGTCTGCGTTCAAGTGCAAGTGCTTATTTCAGCAGAACGCCTGCGACTGCAAGCAATCGAAAAACTTGGACTTGGAGCGGGTGGATTAAGCGGGGAACGCTCAGTACCAACCAAATTTTATTTGGCTCAACTGGAGGCTCTACTAGTCAGGGCGGCATTCGCTTACTTAGCACCAACTGTATTGATGTCTATGACTTTAATGGCGCATCCGATGTTTACACGATTGACACAACATCTTTGTATCGAGATGTTTCCGCTTGGTATCACATTGTTGTTGCAATGGACACAACTCAAGCAACCGCATCAAACAGAACAAAGATATATGTGAATGGCGTTCAAATCACATCGTTTTCTACAGCAAACTATCCGACATTAAATCTTGATACATATGTAAACAATACAACAGCCGCAGGTATTGGCGCAAACTTCCCCGGAAGCTGGAGTCAATTTTTTGATGGCTACATGACTGAAGTCAACTTCATAGACGGTCAAGCTCTGACACCATCATCGTTTGGGCAAACAAACACTGTTACTGGCGTATGGCAACCTATAAAGTACACAGGTACATACGGCACTAACGGGTTCTATCTGAACTTTAGCGACAACTCTGCCGCTACTGCCGCCGCTATTGGTAAGGACTATTCTGGTAACGGCAACAACTGGACACCCAACAACATCAGCGTGACTGCTGGTGCAACGTATGACTCCATGATAGATGTGCCTACGATGTGGGCTGATGGTGGGAATGGCCGGGGCAACTATGCAACGCTTAATCCTCTCAAGACCACTGGCGTGGCTGGTACATACTCAAACGCCAACTTAACAGGTTCTCTCAGTACTGATGGAACTATTTTTGGAACGATTGCTGTGTCTAGCGGTAAGTGGTACTGGGAAATAACGCCAACGTCTGCACCTAGCGGATCAACCACTAATAATGTGATTGGCGTATCAAAAATTGAAGCAACAACTGCATATGCTGGAAACACTACTGACGGATTTGTATATCGTATTGATGGAAACAAATACACAAACTCAACCGCAAGTGCATATGGAGCTTCATGGGCATTGAACGACAATATCGGTGTTGCGTTGGATATGGATGCTGGGACAGTTGCGTTCTACAAAAATGGCGTTAGTCAAGGCACTGCCTTTACTGGCCTAAGTGGAAACTTTGCGCCTGTTGTTGCAAACGGAAATACGACCTCAGTCAAAACATGGGATGCCAACTTCGGTCAACGCCCATTCACCTACACACCACCCACAGGCTTCAAAGCACTGAACACGCAGAACCTGCCTACGCCTACTATCAGTAATGGTGCAACTGTGATGGCGGCATCTACTTACACAGGTAACGGCGGGACGCAGAGCATCACGAACACCGTCAATGGTGTGTCATTCAAACCTGATTTCGTGTGGATTAAAATCAGAAGCTCTGCATTTAACCATTGGTTGAATGATTCTGTTCGTGGAGTTGGCGTAAATTTAATTTCCAATCTTACAAATGCAGAAGGATTTAACGCCAATTCTCTTTCGTCATTTAATTCAAATGGTTTTTCTATAGGGTCTGCTCCTGAAGTTAATACTAATGGTGGTAGCTTAGTCGCTTGGCAGTGGCAAGCAGGACAAGGCTCTACATCATCAAACACATCTGGTTCTATCACCAGCACAGTGTCTGTGAATGCAACTGCTGGATTTAGTATCGTTACCTATACGGGTACAGGTGCAAATGCTACTGTGGGTCACGGACTGGGTGTTGCGCCGAAGATGATTATTGTGAAAAACAGAAGTGCTGTTTCATCATGGATGATTGCTGTTGATTACAGCGGATTTACTTGGTCTTCTGATTATTTCCAGTTTGATACAGGGGCTAAGTACACAAATGGTGCTAGCACTATTTTTAGACAAGCACCAACTAGCACAGTTTTTAGCGTTGGCACAAACAGCAATATAAATGGCAGTACAAACAATCTTGTCGCCTATTGCTTCTCCGCAGTAGCTGGCTACTCTGCATTTGGTAGCTATACAGGCAATGGTAGTACTGACGGGCCTTTTGTGTATTGCGGGTTTAGGCCACGTTGGGTGATGGTGAAATACGCAGGCGGAGTTGGTGATTGGTCAATGGTTGACACCTCTAGAAACACTTACAACGTGGCAGATGCTCGCCTTGATGCTAATCTTTCAAGCGCTGAATTAGTGTTGCAAATGATAGATGTAACTTCCAACGGTTTTAAGGTTCGCACCACAAATACAAATTGGAACACTAGTAGCGGAACTATCATCTTTGCCGCATTTGCCGAAAACCCATTTAAATATTCACTTGCGAGGTAACCCATGTTTTTACTCAACGGCTCACCACTCCCTCTCGACACACCATTCAAGGACGCTGAAGGCAACAGCTACCCAGCCAACTGGTTACGGTTGACTAGCCTGGCAGAGAAGCAAGCCATTGGCATCACTGAAGTGCCGGATCCTGAGCCGCAGGTGGAACAGCCAAACGAGGGTGCGCCTGCGTAAGTACAACATGCAATAGTCCCGCTTGGGACTTTCAGAACATCGAAAGGAGTCCCAAATGGGAAAGTCAAGAGAGATCGCTAGATTGCCAAACGCGCCAGCGTTCAGTGCGTATGCCAATGCCGGTACATCACTGACCAGCGGAGCTCAGACCAAGGTTAACTTCCAGGTCGAGGACTTCGACACCAACAGCAACTTCGCCAGCTCGCGGTTCACTCCAACCGTGGCTGGGTACTACCAGCTCAATGCCAGGATTCAATTCAGCGGCAGCACCATCAATCCACTTGCCTACATTCAGAAAAACGGCACGCAGGTGTTATGCGGAAACTTCATCCCAGGAACATTCACAGGCCCTGTTGCCACAGTCAGCGGCCTGGTCTACATGAATGGCACGACCGACTATGTGGAGGCTATGGGCTACCACCTGACAGGCAGTGCTGTGAACACCAACGCCGCTGCTGACGCGACTCGGTTTGATGGTTACTTAGTGAGGGCCGCATGATGGTGACACCAGTAGAAGCAAGACTCGATACGCATGAAGCAGTGTGCGAGCTCAGATACGACAGCATCAATGCCAGGCTCAAGCGCATTGAGCAGATCTTGATCGGCAGCTGCGCAGCCATTATTGGCATGTTGACGACGCTGGTGTTGAAGCTGTGATGTGGATCCAATCAGCATCTGCCTTCTTGCGGCAGGCTTGGTCAAACAGATCCAAGCTGGGTGCGAGCTTTACAAGCAGGCTAAAGAATCTTTTGTCGAGATCAAAGCAACTGCTGATGAAGTCATTGCCATTGGCAAAGAGGTGCATGGATTCTGGGGCCAGCTCCTTGCGTTCTTTGGCAGCAAACCTAAACCCAAGCCACAAGCTGCAAAGCCTGTGGCAAAGAACAAGAAGTCTGCTTATGTCGCTGTTGATGAGACTCAGGTCAAAGTTGACATCGTCAAGAACCTGACAGAGTTTTTCAAATTGCAAGAGCAGCTCGCTGCTCACATCAGAGAAGAAGAAGAAAAGAGTCAGACGGTTTATGACCCTGACCAAAACCTGATGGAGGCCGCGCTCAAGCGGGTCATGGCAGCGCAGCAGATGGCAGAGCTTGAAGTGCAGATCAGAGAAACCATGGTGTACCAATCGCCACCTGAGATGGGGGCGCTGTACTCAGAGGTGTTCAAGATGAGAGAGGTCATTCAAGAGGAGCAAGAGCAGGCAAGGCTGAAACAAGAGGCTAGGAAACGGTTGATGCAATGGCAACAAAACCAAAAACAGGGAAGGCTGCAGGTGCGAATCGCAGTGTTCCTGGCGGCGATCTTCCTAGTTGGATACCTCCACCTATGGCTAGCAATCCTGCGCCTCAAGACAACGACGACACCGCCTCTCTAGTGGTCATCGTGCTGCTGGTGGTGTTGCTGCTGGGCTTGGCTCCCATTGTGGTGGACATGTACTTGGAGACCAAGACAGCGCTTGCAGAACTAAAGGACGAAAAGAAGAGCTTGCAAAAGCTCAGACGACAGATGGAACAGCAACAAAGAAAGGGGAATCAGGATGACTAAGCAGCTTGAGAAAGGATCGGTCTACGACCAGTTTGACACTAACCATGATGGCATCGTGACTGATGACGAGCTCGCTAAGAGCGAGCGCATGATGCAGATCGAGAATATGGACAAGCTCGCTGACCAGCAGCGGGTCATGGCCTGGGTGGCTATGGGTCTACCGTTCCTGATCATCATGTTCTTATGCCTGCCCTACATTGCTGACTCGCGGGTGCAGCTGGTGATGGGCTTGGCCACAACCTTTGCTGCAGCGATGGGCACCATCGTGGTCGCCTTCATGGCAGCCACTGCCTACATTCGCGGAAAGATGAACGATGCTTAAGCTGGCCATTGCTGCAGCAATGCTGGCTGCTGCCTTTGCGTCTGGCTTTGCTGTGCAGGGCTGGCGCAAGGATGCACAGATCGCGGAGATCGAGGCTGCCAACTCTGCTGCCGTGGCCGCAGCCACCGCCCAGGCCATGGAGCAAACCACCGAAATGCAAAGGAAGAAAGACGATGCACTCAGACTCGCAAACAAACGGTCTCAAGAAAATGCTGTTGCCGCTGCTGCTGCTCGCTCTGAGCGCGACAGGCTGCGCGACCAGATCAACACCGCCACCAGCAGTTTGCCCACAGCTACCTGCAGCTCCGCAAGAGACTACGCCGCAACCGCCACAGCCGTATTCGAGCAATGTGCTGCAGCTCTTGAAGAGCTGGCGACAAAAGCTGATGGACACGCCACTGATTCAAGAACACTGACCAATGCCTGGCCAACCACTGAAAGGAAACCATGAACCTGACTGCCAACTTCAGCCTGCATGAAATGACCAAGAGCGAGACAGCCCTGCGCATGGGGCTGGACAACACGCCCGGTGAAGCCGAGATCGAGAACCTGCGCCTGCTTTGCGAGAAGGTGCTGCAGCCGATCAGAGATCACTACGGCAAGGGTGTCAAAGTGAATTCTGCTTACCGCAGTCCAGAATCCAATAGTGCCGTTGGGGGATCGAAAACCTCTGACCATTGCAAAGGCATGGCTGCCGACATCGAGATCCCCGGCGTGGCCAATGCTGACCTCGCGCAGTGGATCATGGACAACCTGGAGTACACGCAGCTGATCCTGGAGTTCTACACCCCAGGCGTGCCTGACTCAGGCTGGGTGCATGTGTCCTACGACGCTGACAATCTCAAGAAGCAAGAGCTCACCGCCACCAAGGTGGCCGGTAAGACTCAATACCTGCCAGGCTTAGTTGCCTGATTGGGCTGCACCCAGCGCTTTGATGCGCTGGCTGTAGCTTGCCGTGTGTCGGATCCGCTTAACCAAATCGATGCGTTGTATGGTCGTTTCGTTGACCTCACGCAGCTCTTTGAGCTTGGTCATGCGCTCGCGGGGTGGAACTTTGCCAGCCATGGCCGTCTTCTCGGCCAGGTCTTCGTAGGCATCCTGCCATTCGTCCAAGGTCTGGTGGACTGAGAAGGGTTGCTGTTTGCCGGGCACCATGAGCTGGTAGCCAACGGGTGCCAGGTCTTCAACTGGCTGCTCTATAGGCACAGGGTCAACCGTGTCGGCCATGGCTTCAGCAATCACCACCGGGTCTGTGCTCTGGTCGGGTATGGCCACCGGCACAGGCTTGGCCACCATGTCCAGCGGGTTGCGTGGTGTGATGTCTTTGGCTGGCCGTGGCTTGGCCTCATCAGGGTAGTCCTGCGCCTCTTCTGCCGTGATCAGACCCTTGAGTACATCAGGGAATGCGTCGCGCAGCGCAAAGCCGCGAGCACGCATCTGCAGCATGCGCTTGGGATAGGCAGACCATGGGCCTTGCTTACCCCACAGACCAGCCCGCTTGGCATCCTCGACACTGAACCGCACGATCACCGGGTTACGGCCCTTCCTGCGGGCAATGCAGACGGCCACGGGATTGGGTGTGCCTTCACCCTCAATGCTTTCATCCACCCCTTCGCAGACCTGGCTGGCCTGCACCAGGGCCATGGCTGCGTCGCCGTAGACCGATGGCTTGCCGTTGATCACAGAGATGTTTTGCAGCGCCTGCAGCGGTGCCAGGCCGATCTCAAAGCCCCATTGCACGGCGACCATGATGTCTTCCGGCTTGCCCTGGTAGGCCTTGGGCACCATCTGTGACTTGGCCAGCATTTCGCTGAACTGGATGGCTTCGGTGATGGTGGCTGGGGCAAAGCCCTGACGGGGAGTTGTAGTCAGTTGCATGTGTCTTCTCCCGGTAGGTATTGCTTCAAAGTTTCAAATACCAAACTGGTGATAGCTGTCACCACTTCGTCGGCCTGGTCTTCGTTGGCATTTGGCATTGCGTTCATCACCGCCACAATGGCTCGGTTGTGTGCTTCGACGAGCGATTCGGTAAGCATTGGATCGTTCATGCTTGCTCCTTGATGGTCAATGTTGATTGGCGAATGGTGTAGGCCTCTTTTGCTGGGACAATTTTTTCGGGCTGCGCCTTGTACGAGCGGGTTGGCCAACTGATGCTGTACTGGCCAGCCACTGCTTTGGTGTGATCACCAATCAATTTTTTGAGTTTGGTTTCAGCTTCTTCCTTGAAGGCTTCGCTTTGTTTGATGGCAGCGTTTGCACCAATGATTAGTTGCGCGAGCTCGCTGGCGCTTGCATCCAAAATAATTGGCTCTTCATCTATCGGATACTGGCCGCGATAACTTGGCCACTTTTCACTGTCAGCAGGCGGGTAGTAATCAATCTCGCCGGTCTCACTCCAGTGATCCAATTTGGCCTGGAAGTCTTTGGCCACCTGGGCAATTTGATCAACAGCTGCCTGGTGCGGAGCAAACAAAAAGATCCTGAGCTCAGTGCCTCGATACAAAGTTGCGATGGCCCCCCATTTGGCTTTAATGATGTCCATCTGTGCCTGCAGTTGGATGGGGCCACGCCACAGTGGCGGCACATCTTCGGCTGGCATGGCTGTGAGCTTGGCTTCTAAGGCACCAATGCCATCGAGCTGGATGCTGTCCTGGCCAATGACGTATATGCCAGCATCGGGATCTGTAGTCAGGATCTGGCCACGACCATTGGCTGTGCCATCCAGGCTGCAGCATAGGGGCAAGGTGTCGTGGTATTTGGCTTCGGGGTGTTCGGTCTCTAATTCGGAGAGTTCCAACCGGTGAGCTGTTTCAGCCAAGATGACGGGTTCTAAGGTGTTTCCCCACTCCATAGCCTCTTTTGTTTCAAATTCAAACTCAATGCCGCGCAAAGCGTTGATGCTGTGCTCCAACTCTTCGTTGGCTGTGCGGTACTTGCTTAAGCCCATGATGGCTGGCAGGCGGGATGCCGACAGCATGGTGTCGGGGGTGACTTTATTGACCATTAGTTTCTCCTTCTTGGTTGGTCAGCGAATAAACCCGGATCACGCGAGCGTGAGCCTGGGGATGGATGGCCTCAATAAGGCCGACTTTTTGAAATTGCTTGTTGCGAAACACCGCGCCCAGGACGGACGGGTGCATGTCTGCAGGTATTTGCAGTTGGGCTCTGATGTCGTTGATGCTGACGGTGCCCTGTTGGCGGCAGATCTCTACCGCTAGTGCTCGGCAGCGACTCAGAAACGCTGTGTCTCTGTGCTCAAAGAGATCTAGTTGGGCATCACGCAGCACACGCCCAATTTGCTCGGCTTGGACTTGCATAGCCGGGCCTCAGAGCGTGATAAAAATCACAAGAGCTGCGACTACATACAGCAGCCACAGCACGCGCTCATGCAAAGGTGTTTGAGGTTGGGGCTTGATTGGATGCAGCAAGAGGCGCTGCAGCCAGACCTGGTCGAGGCTGACCAGGTTGCGGTTTTCACTCCAAGTCAGGCCAATGATGACCTTACCTGTATCAACCTTTTTGCTTACGCTAGATGTAGCGTCAGGCCGAGAATAATCACAATATGCATCGTATAAAGTGGAACACGAGATGTTGTGGTTGGTACCGGAATAACCTGAATACACATATGCGCGTTTTTCGGTTTGGTGACCAGCGTTTAACAGGTTGTTTTGCATGAAGATCCTTTCGTTGGTGGTTGTAATTTGTTGTTTTAAATGCACGTTACAAAACTCAAGGGTCAAGGGATGAGCCTACCACTACCTGTAGTGGTTAGCGGCGGCCATCCCTGGCGCGTTTTGCCAGCTCCTGGCTGGTCTCTTTTTTGTTGGTTTGAGCCAGCTCATACCTAGCCGACTCCATGGCATGCCTGGCAGCCAGGATGCGCCAGATCTCGCTGCGGTCGTCTTCCCATCCTAGCTCTGTCAAGGTCTTGCTCAAATCAGAGAAAACCTTAGCTGCCCATTTGAGGTCGGACATGACCAGGATGGGCACATCCAAGCGGCAATTGACACCCCTGCCGACGCGGTTGAAATACTTGGCCAGCTCTTTTCGCTGTAGGTTTGACTGCCCGTCAAAGGGCTTGAAATATTCGGTAGTCATTCAGAACCCTTCAGTTTGTCAAATTCGTTTTCAATCAGGTTGGCCTGTTCTTTGCGCGCCTGACGCATAGCGTCACTCAGGCGCTTATCTGCGCGGCGGTGAGACCACCAAATAAAAGTTGCCTGGCCAACAATGCCAAATAAAACAATGACCCAAAGGATCCAACAAGAAGTGCTGTTGCATATGCTGTTCATCACTTGATCCTTTTGAGCAAGTTGGATACCTGGCTGGGGTACCAATCGGTGCGGCCGCGAGGGGTGGCTACACCGCGAGCTGTTAAGGCTTCGGCAATATCGCGCAAGGTATCAGCGCCCGACTTCTTGATGATGTCGCGCACGATGGGGCCAACCTTGTCGGCATAAGCATCTGCTTTGGCGCGAATTACTTTGACACCGGCAGCGGAGCCAACTTCTGGCGTGGGTGATCCCAGCGTTTTGCCCTGGCGCTTGAGTGCCGCCAGCGCTTGCGTGGTGCGGTCGCTGATGCGTTTGGCTTCGTACTCAGCGAACACGGCCATCATCTGCAAGAAAGTCTTGTCGGCCTCTGGCATATCGGCACAGACGAATGGCACCTTGCCGTTGAGCAGTGTGCTGATGAACTCAACATCACGGGCCAGGCGATCCAGCTTGGCGACCACCAGGGTGGCCTTCTGCTTGCGCGCCAGATCAAGAGCCGCCTGTAGCATGGGGCGTTCTTTGAGGCGCTTTCGGGTGCCGGACTCAATCTCGGTGAACTCACCGATCAGTGACCAGCGGCCACCGTTGAGGAACGTGGTTACCAGCTGGCGCTGCGCATCAAGGCCAAGGCCGGATTGGCCTTGGCGGTCAGTTGAGACCCGGTAGTAGGCAACAAATTTGCCGGTGTGGGGTGTTGACATATTGAACTCCTGTATCTCGGTGGTTCCGATATCGGATTGATATCGTTGGATGAATTCTAGTACAAAACTCAAAAGCTGTGCAAGCCCCTTATTTTGGACAATTTTGTAGGTGTTTTCCCTTGTTTGGTGTTGGATGTACAGAACCCAATCGGTAGAATTGATGTCACTTTGCAATCAAGGGGAGTCAATGCAAGTGATAAACAAGCCAATGATCGTGCGATTACGGCCAAGCACCAGGGAGCTGTTAGATAAAGCAGCTTTGGATCAACGCCGCTCTCGCGCCAGCATTGTTGATGAACTCATCAGGGATGCGCTGCGCGACCGTTACGCTGATGTAAATGACCGGCTGCAACGCATGTTGGGGCAACCGCGATGAGTTTGCAACAGGCCAATCAGCTACTCGACCGTTTGCGTGATGGACAACCTGTGCCAGGTTACCTGGTCGAGCTCGCGCTCATGGCCACGGGCGACATCTGCCCTGCCCTGCACCAGGAGCCTGCAGATGAATGAGCAGGTGCTGGCGCTTGACCTGGGCACCACCACTGGCTGGGCCTGCAGACCCATGGACGGCATCATCGTCCACGGCTGGGCCAGCTTTAAGCCAACCAGGTAC